CCTAACTTTACTTCGCTTTCAATCATTTTGCCAGGGTTCTTATTTTTGCTCATTGTATGCTATTTGAAGAGCTTATCTAGCTCTTTGGTTAATTTCTTTTTAATGTTGTTCTCCAGTGTTCTCGATTTTCCTATAAATTGCCTTTTTGGCATGTTCCCTTCCCCTTCGTTGTGGGCTTGAGCATAGTCTTTATAGGTTCTAAATCTCACTTTCACTTTTGTCCTAGAGGCAGAAAACGAATTTCTTAATTTGTTACCTCCAGTTGCGTGTCCTGTGAGTATAGCACGCCCTTCATTTTTGCTTCCATACCTAGTTAAGTTTCCAGCTTTACCTACTCTACTGGTTCTATATCTAGTAATATCTCTACCGCGTTTATCTGTGGTTTTTCTTGGTTTCCACTTCTGCAGTCCTCCATCGTTAAAACCTTCATCCCTAAAGTTTTTGTTGATAGAGGCAAGACCTTCCACCTCTATAATTCTTAAGGTTTGCTCTGGAAGCTTTCTAACTGCCATCCTCAGTTTTCGTTCTAAGTCACCGAGCTTGGCCATTAAAAGTGATTTTTATAGCTCTTCCCTGAGCCAAGCTTCATAAAGGGTGTGGCGGCATCTACTTCGCCATCCCCATCTGTATCGATCATCTTTTTTGGTAAATCTGGAACAATCTCGCCTTTGGCCACTTTCTCTAGCCAGATCATGGCTTCCTCCTGTCTTTTTTCTACAACGGCATTGGCTTGTTTGCTTCGGCGCATGTAGATCTCGTATATAGTCAGGTCTTTTAAGTATTTTAGGACAATGCGTGAGCGATCATCCTCTACCTGGGCAAATATCACATCGGCATCGTAATACTTAAAGAGGTAAGTGTGCATCACATCTATACACTCCTGGATGATGGTATTAACAATCTCTTCATCGTTATTAACGATTAGATTGATGTTTTCCACAGTGGAAACGGTCTTAAGTTCTGCTTGAGTTAGAAACATTAGGTTGTTATTTGTATGGCTGTCTTCGTGTAGCCGTAATTAATACGCTTAAATATCTTAGTACCAAACTTGATGATAAAGCCCATAATAGGCTCACCCTCGTTGGGGATCTCGTCTTCCTGAATGACCTTTAGCGGTCTGTAGTCATTTCCTGTTAGGTTCTCCAGGGCTTCCTCGATCTTATCGATCAAGTCAATTTCTATCAAACCCCCTTCAGGATCTGAAGTGTTCTGGTGTTGATCCATCCAGCCGTCTTTGATGTACAGGTGAATTTCCACGATAGCATTAGATCCTTCTTTGATCCCTTCAGTCATCGAGGCATAATCGGTCACATCTATTTTGATCAATGCAGCGGTGTACTGGTTCGGATATTGGTTAACACCCTCAGCAAACTGGTTGCGATGGTAGTCGATCACTTCTAGCTCTGTGACGGTCTTCAGTTGGTTCTGGACGTCCAGAAATAAACGTTTTCTACTGGTCATACTCTACGGTTTTTCTTGCGTTTGCCTATGGTTGGCTTTCTACTGTCTTTCTCCTTGCTGTAGCCATAATACAGTTGAGCATAGATAATGGCATGCGTGAGTGTATCTGGGGCATCGTCATTGCCAGAGGTACCCTTTTCAAAAGACAGGATCTGGTCCATAAACTCGTCGAAGTCTTTGCCCTCCAGAGCATCATCCCAAAACAAAATACCACGGTGTAACACACTCAGGATGGTAGCTTCTATTTTGTTGTGTTTGTCTCCGCCCTGGTGCATAGGCATAGGCACATAAGGCGACCTGCTATCTTCTGCACACTGTTGAATAATTGGAGCATAAACGGCTTGTTGTGCTGCCGTTGCATCGTAGAAGGACAAAGGCAATGCACTCTTATTTCTGTACTTCTCCTGCCATTGGAAGTGAACCTCCATAGCGGAGTTGATGTCGCAACGCTGGCAGAACACTTCCAGAACTGTAAGTTCCAGATCCTTTATGCCTAGCAATACGCCTGCTTTGTAGTCGCCTGCGCTGGTATAGGATAAATCCCAATGCGACAGAAAGCCGTCAAAGATCTCATTGCCGTGTACCGATCGCTTGATGATCTTCTCCGCCTTAAAGAGTTTTCCCTCTTCTATGGGGTTGTTGAAGTCTTCTCGCTGGCTGGTGTAATAGTCGTCATTCTCGATGATGGCGTCTGTATCTGCTTTGCTGTAGCGTTCTGGCCACATAGGGTTGCCCTTCTCATCAGTCAAATTGATGGTGCTTACATCGAGGTGTTTGTTGTCTTTGTATTTCTTCAGGACGTAGTCGTTAATCCCGTTTTTCACAATGTAATTATTGGCAAATACCATTCTGGCTCTTCTCAGGTGGAAAGCTTTCCCCAGGTCACCTACGATCTTGTCACCGTATTTGCGCACCTGGTCTTTGTTCTTGGCTGCGTCTCTGTCTTCCACATCATCCACACTGGCAAAGTCTGGACGTGCAGCTCCAAAACGTAAACCCCTGAAAGGTTGATTAAGCCCTAAAGCCTTAAAGTGTTTTCCGTCGTTGGTTTCAAACTCACCGTCTGCCCATGAGCCATAACTCATTTGTGATCCAAAGTCTTTTCTAAAGATCTCGTTACTCTCCAGGTGAGCCTGTATATCTTGAATTAAGATCTTACCAGCGTTTTGATTTCGGCCGATGATGAGCGCAAAGTTGACCTCGTCGCACTGCTTGAGGGCAAGCAAATTGCCAACATTGGTATGTATGGATTTCGCAGCACCACGAAACCACCGCCGAAACTGCTTGCAATACACGTCACCGTATAGGCTTAGATAAGAGTCGAGATGAAACTGAGCCGAGGGGGCATCTGCCAAAGGGAGTCCAGACTTTACACCAAAGTAAAACTCAAAGAAATCGAGATAATTATCTGGTTTTAACAGGCGTTTTATACGAGCCTCTTGCTGCGTGGTTGTCTCTTTGATCAACTTATCTGCAGAAGCAGACTTAATCATTTTTGACAAAGCAAAATAGCGCTCTTTGGCTTCTTTAAGTTCGGTTTTATTCATTGCTCAAAAGTTCTGTAACGTAGCCGTCAAAATGGACGCGTATATCTTTAGTGAGTTGTAGTATGCTGTCTCTTTTTTTGCCTTTACTCTGTCCTGCTTTGGTCATCATATAGCTAGAAAAGCTATCGAAGCTTTCCATGGTGTGTACAGCTTTCTTTCTGGAATCATTCAACCTGTCGAACGCTGCAGAGATCTTTGCCAGGTCATCTGCTTTATACAAAGGGACTTCACCATTTTTGATTGCTATAACATACTGCAGGATCATTTTTTTTATCTCCGAGGGTCTTATGGTATTGAGCTCCTTGGCTTCTTCCCACTTAAACTCTTCTTTCCACTTATAAAGCGTCTTAAGTCCTACGCCTATCAATTCAGAAATATTCTGAATTGAGAAGCCTTTACTATATAGATCTGTGCCTTGCGATATGAGGTAATCCCGCTCGGTCGAGGTCATTCTACCTTTAGCCATTTTGTTTGTATTTGCCGTCAATAATTAGTTGATCACGTTCCAGTCGAATATCATCTATTCGCATCCCATCATATTCCAGTTGCTTTTTTGCTTCAATAATGTACTTCGAGAAATTGTCATCACTAAGCATGTCCTGGACAGCTGCACCCAGTTCTGGATTTGCTTTCCATTCGCCTTTGTAGCTGCTAAGGATAAGCTTTTGGTGTTGCTTATCTGAGTCGCCAATGGTTAAGTCGCCATTAGTGATCATTAGGTCGTTGTTTTGGTCCAGTAATAAGTCTTTCATAGGAGCAAATTTCGCAACTACAATCACCTAATAATAATTATAAATCAAGGCTCTTACAAAATTGTTGAACCCTTGGATAATATGGGCTAAGTAAGAATAAATGGATTTTGTAAACAGGGTAAAGTCATTCAATTTTGTACCCATAATTATTCACAAGCACACTATTAGCTTATGCACACATTTGTAGTTTCAGACGAGTCTATTGTAAACGAATACGGTTATCGTGTTATGACAGACGGTATTGCATTAAAACAGTATGAGCGCAATCCGCTTGTACTTTTCCTACATACTAGAGGGAAAGCAAAAGACGTGGTTGGTAAAGCTGTAAAACTCTATAAAGAAAGCGGTAAACTGATGGCAGACATCGATTTTGATATGGAAGATGAAGACGCAGCTGCACTAGCTGGTAAAGTTGAAAGAGGCTTTATCCGTATGGCTTCCATTTTTGCTACTCCAGAAGCTACCTCCAATGCAGAAGAGGACATCTTACCAGGACAACTATTTGAGACGGTCACCAAGTGTAAGCTTAGAGAGATCTCTATTGTAGATCTAGGTGGCAATGATAATGCTCTTAAGCTAAGTGCTGCAAGTCCACTACAGTTGAATTTGAAACCTTTAAACCCAGAAAACCCAGAAACAATGAATATAGAGCAAATCGCACTAGCCCTTGGCTTAGATGCAGAAACCAACCCAA